ATGAGATTTATATTCCTCTTTATAAGTGCAATTTCAATTCAATGTTATGCAGCATCAGAAGCAATGGAACTTCATTACTGTGAAACTGTGAAAAAAGCAGCGAGTGGTGTGATGGATGCTAGACAACATGATGTGCCCGCTAAAGAGTTACATGACATCGCCAATCATCTTGAAGAGCAACAAGCCAAGCAACTTTATCAAGAACTTATCAAATCTGCATATTCTTCAAAGCTATTTGAAGATCCTCTCATTAAGTCAAAAGCTGTCGAAAATTTTCAAACCACTTGGCATGAACAATGTTTGGCAAAAGAATTAGCTAAAAATATGTGAGGGAGTTGGCGAAATTAGCTAACTAACCGATACTAAAAACCACCTATTTTTTAAGCTAGGTGGTTTTTAAATTTTGGAGCGGGAAACGAGACTCGAACTCGCGACCTCAACCTTGGCAAGGTTATAATATTTTAAATAAATCAATTGCTTAAAATTGAGTGGTGGCGCAGTGGTGGCAGGACAATTTATTGTAATAAAATATTTAAATTACCTACATTTTGTTTAAAATAATTCTTATTCATTGGTATCTAAATTTAACATGAAAAAATTTAAAATTATATGCACCCTAATTTTTAGCTTTTTATTTTTTTTAAGTTGCTCAATTTTCTTTAAGCATCAATTTAATATTGATGGTGATTATCTTTCTGCTTTTTCAACAATTGTTGCTGCTACTGCTGCATTTTATTTTTATACCGATTGGAAGGATGAGCATAAATTCAATCTATTGAAACAGCATCAGGACTATTTAAAGATCAAAGGGGCAAAATTGCTTGATCATTTTAGAAAATCTCAGGTGTTGTTTGCCACGATTGAAGGTTCTACTGTGCAAGAAGGTGAAAAGAAGTGGATTGATGCTTGTGTTGAAATTAGATTGTTCTCATCAGAATTAACAAATATTCAAAAATCCCTCCTAGAATATAAAAGTTGTCTTTCCACTTTTGACTCAAATGAAATTTTGGAAAAACATAGGGATAGGTTGGAGAAATACAGTACTAGAATTTCGCAAATTAATGATGAGTTTGTATCTAAACTTCCATTTTATACTATAAGTACAAGTCCGCAGTGTTCAGATGTTTTGGAAAGTTGGAGGGATTCCATAATAAAGTTTGATTTTTTTTGTTCTGTAGAAATGTCTGATTTTTATTTTAAATACTTAAAAACAAAATAAATAAAGGGGCATAAAGCCCCTTGTTAGTTTTTGCGTCTTGCTTGCCTTTGGGCTTTAGCCTTATTTAGATTATCTAAAATTGGCATGACAGTAGCGGGACTATAAAGGTGCTTCCCATCACCGCCAAGATTAAACGCTCTTAATTCATCAATAATGGTTTTTCTTGATAAATTGTACCGTTCCATTAACCATGAAGCCGGCACACGGTTTGGTATTTCCTCCGCTTTAATTTCTAAAACCTTACCGATGTTTGGTACATCGTCATGTATAAAAATTTGAGGCGGTTTTTCAGATTCAACTACAACAATATATTTACCCATCTTTATACACCTTATGTTCTAGCAATGTTCTCAGGAGTAATCACAGAGGGTCAGCAATGCGATTACACCTGTAGAACATTGCTAAGAATGTTCAATAGAAATATTTAAAAAGGTATGTCTTCCAAATGCTCTGTTTTAATAACTGGGTCAGGAATATGAAGGGTGCAACTTGATACCAAAACATGAAATTCTTCACCAGGATTAAGTTTCGCCAATCGATGTGCTTCATGTTCAGCACTCGCATAACTTTCATGTTTATAAGTAGGATTGCCGCGGCCCTCGCTCCAAACTAAATAAAATGGTTTCATGACTGTTCAGCTCCTTCTATTAGTTTCTCTTTGGCAAACAAAGCTTCTGCACCATCTTCAGTAAAACCGATATCTATTAAGAAAAAACCATGTGGTGCAATCGGATCCCATTTAGATAAATCCGATGAGTCCATAATTTCCAAAAATTGATCATCAGAAACACTTCCTTCTAAATAAAGTCGAGTAGTGACAATATTGAAGTGCTCCTTTAGTTGATCCCAATCGCCTTGACTTAACCATTCTTGATCAGCATGATTGTCATCTAGATATTTAAGAAATTCAGGATGTACCCAACAACCCATTTCATCCCGGATGATCTCAGTTGGTTTTAATTGATTAATCATCCTTCAGCTCCCGATTCGCTATTACATTTATTAAAGTGAAGTCTTAAGATTTCTGTTCCCACTTCATATTTTGTAAATTCATCTTTTTGGTGGTGTTCTTCGGTTACAACGTCATCAACTGTATATCCAGCCGATGCCATAACAACGCCGTAACAGAGTTCATAAAATTCACCATCATCACCTACATGGTGACCATCTGCTACTCGATCCCTATACCAATCGAGACTTGATTCAGCTTCTTTTTGTGCCTCTTCTAAAGAGTCATGATATTTAAAGCCGTCACCATTAAAATCATGGCTAAAGAATTTTTGTGCTGGCACAGGCTCAGCTTTAGCTTTTTCTTGCATGAAAGTAATTGCTTTTTTCCACATCGCCCAGCCGCTATTTACGCGATGGTAAATATCGACAAGGTCATCTTCACTAAAATCAGTTTTGACACCTTCTGCAATTTCAAAACAACCGCCAATCATGTCAAATTCAAGTACTTCGAAATGATCAGGAAGCCAGTATTTTTCTTTAAAAATTGGTAGCTGTTCTGCCCAAAATGCTTGTTTGGTTTTTAAGTCAATCACGCTTGATCCTCCGAAACTATTTCCCATTCACCCCAATCGCCCAAATAGCCTGATTTAGAAATACTGGTTGTAATAACTTGGCCATCATCACAAGTAACTTTCATTCGATGCTCATCAATTCGAGTTGCGTGATAAACGACATTGAGCTGAAGATTAGAAGGTAGGCCCATTTCTCCAGTAACAGTTTTAATTCTTACTTCCATATTTAAGCCTTCAAATGTTCTTCAAATTCTTTACCAAGTGAATTAGCCAGCTCATTTCCAGTTAATGCTCTAGTAACCATGCCGTATTGCTTTTTAAAGCGGAAATTAAACCCTCGGCCGTCTTCCATATCTTTAACTTGGTAGCCCAGAAGGGCTAACCAAATTTTGAAAGCTAGTGGATTTTTGCGTTTTACTACTGTTCGCATTATTTTCTCCAGCTTCCTTCTTTAAGCTTTACGTCATACAGACATTGTTCAATCTCAGAAGCATTAACATTGTCGAAGTGGTGATTCATAAAATTACCGATAACAATTAACGTACGAGTGGTTGTGGAATACCGGTATTTCATGGGTAATTCTCCAGTAAATAATCAGGTTCAGCCGAAGGAGTTACTGGGGTAGTTAATTCAGCACGACGTTTTTTGGCCATGTTCCACAATGTCTTATGAACATCTGAATGGCGTGAAGGAATTTCGCGTTCCAATTCATCGAGGGTGTTTAAATCTGGTGCATATTGAAGGCGGACGATTAAAGGAGATAGCCCATCATCTTGTTGTTTAGTCTGATTTAACTCTGATAGGCGTTTATGCATTTCATTTAATAGTGGCTTGCGTTGTTCTTCTGTCCATTTAGATGTGTAACGGACAACACTATTTACTTCTTCAGGGGTATGAGCATTTTGAATGCTTTGAACTAAAGATTCATAGTTTTCAGGCATTAAAGTAGTAGATACATCATTAATTTCCTGCGTGTCTGTAACTGACAAAACTTGCTCACAAGCTGTATCAACTGCATCCATTTCAATAAAATCTAGCTCAGTTAAACGTTCTTGCTTAGCCAAATTAATTTTGTCAATTTGTGCTTGTGTAAAGCCTTCTTTTTCAAGATTTGCACAAGTAGTGTCCAGCTCTTTCTCGGATTGGCAAATGTGAATCGCATCAAGTAAAATTTCAAATTGCGCATTAACCTCTGGCTTTATGTTAGGTTCATCAACAGGTTGAACTAAGAAGTCTTCGGATGAAGAAACATAGGACTGTTCTGTAATAACAACCGCATTATCAAGAGCCAAACTTATATCTTTGGTTGTTTCCAAATCAGCTGGTTTTTCTTTTTTTACACATGGTTCTTTCTTACCGCGCTTTTTAGGTTTGTCTATAAAACCATCTTGAATCACATCAAAAGAACTTCTGACATAATCCAGACCCAAAGCTAGGCTTATAGCGCGTGCTTGATCAATTGCACTATCCAAATTCAGTTGACCATAGCCACGATTAATGGCTGTCATAACATCTTTGTTTTCAGGATGAAATTTTGTGCGCAGAATGCACGAGGGCATCACAACAAAAACTTCTTGCTCTACCTCAAGGTCACTTAGAAATACAGGTTTAGTAAATTGGATACCTGCTAATTCCGTCATTTCAGGCTTAATGCAAAACTCATAACCTGACATTGCAAATACCGTTGCTGGGAATTGATCTAAATCATTGAAATCCAACATATCCCCAGCAGGACGACAAAGAATGTTTTTACCTTTTTGAAGTGCTTCAAAAGCTGCCTGAGCTGAAATTAAATTAGTCATTTTTTTATCCTTTTAATGCTTTAAGTAGGTATGGATCAATGTCATCTTGTCTAAGTAACCAGACAACATAATCAGCCGGAAGATCTTTAATTTTTGTGCCTTTGTGCTTTCCGAAAGGCATAACCTTCGGCACCCGTGCATGCTCAGATGCAAGGTAAAGTGATTGCATATCTTTAATGCCGAGATTTTTGCAAATATGGGTTAGAACAAAGCCCGTTAAAAATACGTCTTGCTTTGCATTGTGTGCATTGCGAATGCTTTGACGTGCTTTTTCACTTCCTTTGGTCAACATGTAAACTAATGCTGAAATATTGTGAGCTTCTTCTGGCCAGACCATACGAGCTAAAGCAAGAGTGCAAATTGCTTTGGCTTTAAAATCTTTATGTGCTAATCGAATAGCTTGAAGATCATAGTCAATATTGTGGCCAATGATGTATTCACATTCAGGTACACGGAAAGTTTCATAACTTGGTTTGTCGGCAATATCACTTTCAAGGATGTGATGAACCGCCATAGCGCCAAATTCAATTTTATCTGGACAAGAAAAGTACTCGTCAAAACATGCATCTTTATTTACAACCAACACACCATTTTCAAAGTAAGTTGGTACATGGGCTATCTCAATTGGATAGCCATTTAAAGTGTTAGTTTCAGTATCTAAAATGATTGCACTCATGCAGAGATTTCCTGTTTTGCAAGTTGTTCAATTTCTTGTTTAACTTTTTCTAGCTTTGCAGCTTCTATTTGAGTCAGAGCATCGATGCCGAAATGTTCACAGACCGACTTAACATCTAAACCACAGGTATCTATAAACACTTGTAATTGATCACGATCAGCTTCGGTGATTAAATCCACTGGAATAGAATTAGGATCCATGTATTTGTTTTTTTCAGAGTCAAATACAAAGCCCAAGCTTTTAGCTCTATTAATGAAGTGCTTACGCATTTCTTTATAGTGAGGATGATTTTTGTCGAGCTGTTCAATTAATGTATTTAGCTCAGAAACATAGTTAATTTGATCGCATTCAGAAAAGAATTGATCTCGCTCTTCAATTGCCTTCATCGTTTGCAACTGAGCAGGGGTCATAGTATTAAGATGACTTTTTGCTTGCTCGATCAAATCACCGAAAAATGTAGGGGCGTGGTAAAGATCTGGTAAAACTATATTTCCACCTGTTTCAGCACCAAGATTTCCTGAGTTTTTGGCATGATGCGAATTTGAAGCTTTGAACTTTAGAACACGGACAATTTGCCCATCTGTAGCTTTTTCATAAGTTAGATAGGCCATGATGTCTGATATGCGGTAAAGCACATCACGATTTTTACCACTCATAGAAGGACGGTGAATTAACAAATCATCGTTACGCTGTTCTTCAGCATGACCAATAAAAATGATGTCTTTACCATAACTACGAATGCGGTTAATTAACCCAATAAAATCATTACCAGCATAACCCTGAGCTTTTAAAGTTAGGTTTCCATCTCGCTGGGTATTTCCTTGAATGCCTTGATAATAGATCTTGACGCAATCAAGCATGGTGCCAACAGTATCGAAAGCAACAGTTTTATAAGGTTTAAGATCCTCTTCAGTTACGTTAGATACATCAGTCCATTTTTGTACTTGTACAGCTGTTCCGCGACGTAAAGCTCCTACGCGGTGAACACCTTTATCGAAGTCAAATAAAATGGTGTCTTTTGCAGTAAAAGCTAAAGAAGATTTACCAATGTCAGGATCGGCATAGTAGTAAGCAACAATTGTTTCTACATGGATCGGTTCATTTGCATGAACAATATTTGCAAGTGCCATTTTTCTTATCCTCATCTAGAGCCGGTGAAGCCGCGCTTAGTTTTATAAGCTTTGCGGTCATAAGTAGGGATGTTTGTTTCACGCAGTTTTATTGCGAGCTGCTTTCTGCGTTGGAAATCAATTTCTTGTGTGAGTTCATTCCAAACTTTTGGATAGTCAGTTTGGAACCTGAACACATTTAATGGTGTCTTAAATCCGTCTTTAACTTTGTAAAGAACTGAGCCATTAGCATTAGATGCGTACACTTGCCAGCCAATGCGAACTGAATACAGCCCTTTATCATCACGGCCTAAATAAGACTTATAGCCGTCAGGGTGATGCTTAACTTTTTGCATGATTAAGCCACTCCCATAGATTCTTGATAGATCCAAATTTTAGGATTGCTATCAAGTTTTGCAGAAAACACACCTGTGCCTTTAGTGCGAATAATCACGCTTAGATCATAACCACACTGTTTTTCGGTAATTTGGTGGCCTTTAATGCCCATGCGCCTAGCCACTTGCCATGTATAAGGTCGATAACCTTCCTTATTGAGTTCGATCACTGTTTCCAAAACGGCTTGTTGGCGTTCAGATAGATTTAGAGTTGAATTAGCCATGATTAAGCCTCCACCAACTTGTTACGTTCGATGAAGCCTTTTAAAAGGCCATTGATGTTTCGGATGTCTTCAAATTCGGTGAAATCGTTATATGACTTACCGTTAATATCAGTGATTTCATTTACTGTGAGTTGAGTAATATCGACAGCGGTGAATTCAGAACCCGGAACGCCGTAACTGTCTGGATGAGCTTCAAAATCAAAGCTAACGTTTAAACGGAAGCTATCTAATTTAATTACAGCAACGCCAGAATGTTTACCTGTGATTTTTGCGGTTAAAACCCCGTAAGTACTTGGTTGCGTTTTTGGAGTAAATAGAGAAGGAGCTTCTTTTGTTTGGAAAGCTGGCTGCAATTGGCAAGCAACTAAAGAACCACCAGAGATTGCAAGTGCAGCCATGCTGACAAATGCAAATGAGTTGAATGAGTTTACTTTTACGTTCATAATTGATCTCGCAGTTTGCAAAAGCACATCGAGAGGTAGGAGGTTCGGTGTGCTTTTTTGTTGTCTGTGAGATAAATATTAGGTAAACCTAATTATTAAGTCAATAGGTATTCCTAATAAAATTAGAAATACCTAATTTTTGTGCTTTAATAGACAAAAGAAAACCCACACGGGGTGGGTTGCAAATAGTAGTGCCAAGTCAAAATTTAATAATTTTAATTCATGAGGTGTTGAAATGAACTTTGTAGCCAATTCAGAAGAGGGAGTAACTCCAACTCAGCTTCAGCATGATTGCGAGCTCGAAAGAAAACACAATAAATTGGAACTAGGGAAGATTGCTGAACGCTTCCTTCACGAATTTCCCAAACAAACTCCGTTTGATAAAAATCAGCAAACTGTTTCCCAATAGTCTCAAGGGTGTGGGATACAAACATTTCATCAAGTTTATGAATGTCGATTAATGAATAATTAATATTGGGTCTAAAACAAAACTCGATATATCCATGATAAATTGCATTCTCATTTTCTCTATCAAAAAGAAAGCCAGTTGTCATGAAGGGGGTATTTTGTATATTTAATTGGTATACCGCTTTTTTGATTTTAGGAAGATTGTCAAATTCAGTTATCAAGTCAATTTGCGCTGGATTTTCTACCAAATTAAAGCCACCATTATTTGATGCACCGTTTTCAAAATCTTTTCTATATGGGAAATTTTTCCAAGAACCTTCAACTCTTTTTACTGCCATCTCTGTTTCCCCCTTTAGCAATTTGCGTGTTTAAAAGTATCGTGTCTGGTCACGTTTATTAATCCTTAGAAATATTAATCTTTTGCCCAAGCTTTCCTTCTTTTACCAACTGCACTACTTGTTCATTTGTAAGGACTGGAATAAAGACTTTATCACCAATGTCCTTTGAGAGGATCTTCACTTCTTCGGCTGTTAGCACCAAAGCTTCACCATGTTTCGCAGCATCATTGATGCGAGCAATAATCTGGTTGATTGGTCGTTTTGAATTGTCCATAAGTCTTCCTGTGATTAATGCGAATAAGGATGTTCCTGTCTGTGCTGACTTGGCGGCACGATATCTGTAATAGCGGTAATACTTTCAACTTCATCCATGTCAAAAGATAGGCGTTCGCCACCATTAACAGCCAACAAACTCAAAACCCCACCATTTATTCCAACAAATTCCTTAATTGTGCAGCGTCCATCCTTTAAGCACACTTGTACAAATTCAGTTGGAACCGGTTCAGCATCTGGATCACAAACCACATACCATCCATTACGGATAGCTGGAAACATTGAGTCGCCAGTGCCTTTAATACCATAGGCTCTTGGTCCTGCTGAGTGAGTTGGAACATACCCATCTCCAGCATTGCCTTCATAACCCATATCTGTGAAATAGCCATCCATGCCCATCTTTGAATAAGCCTTAACAGGAACCCAACGCTTAGATGATGGGATAAACGGTTTTTCGATAATTGTTGAAAATAAAAGAGCTTCATCACTATCACTAATGTTGTATTTCTTTTTGAACTCTTCGATATCCAGTTGTTTAAATTTATCTCTCGTGCTTGATTGAATCTCTCCCATGCCAGATGCAAGCCATGAAGGATTAACATTCAAAAATTTTGAGGCACGTAATAAATTTTCACCTTCCATTGTTTTGGATTTTCCAGACAGCCAATCACTCACAGAAGGAGGTTTAACTCCTACTGCACGAGCAAGCTCAACACCTTTAATCTTTTTAGGTGGCAAAACTTCCATGGCATACCTAAGTCGTTCAGCAAGAGTATTCATACAACTATCCTCACAATGTTAGGAAATCCTAACATAAATAAAATTAGGTATTCCTATTGATTTAATATAAGGAATGCCTAATAATTAAAGAAAAATTAGGAGCACGTTATGAATGACGCACAACTTATAGACAAGCTAGGTGGTGTCACAGCGGTAGCAAGACTTCTGGGGATTGCTCCGTCATCAGTTAGTGGATGGAAAGCTATCCCCCTTGATAGAAAAATCAGGCTAGCAGTTATTGCTGAAGATCTTGGTTTAACAACGCGAAAAGAGCTTTTCCCTGATAACTATCAAGATATTTGGATTGAACTTCGTCCCCAGACGACAAAAAGCAAAAACCTTGGATCATTAACCGCTTAGGAACTAAACCATGAGCAAAGTATTAAATGAATTGCCTGCAAGCGCTAGCAATAACGAATCGCTCATATTGCAAGCACTTAACGCTAGCAATCAAAGACAAGTAGCAGAGATGATAAATGTCGATGCAAGCATCCTTTCACGGATGAAAACAGAAAAGAAATCAAATGGATGGACTGAGATTGAGTTTATTAGCTTTTTGTTGACAGCCATTGGTTTGAAGGTTGTGCAAGAAAGTGATGTGTATTGCTCACCTGAAATTGCAGAAGCAACGCGAGTTTATTTAGCACATGCATTCACTTCACCTGAATACATGCGGATTTTATTCAAATAAAAAACCACTACCTGCGGGAACAGGAGTGGTTAGGCATTCAATTGAGGTGGATCAAATGAACACAAACAATTTATCAGAACAACCAATCGAACTCAACTCACCAGATTTTTTAATAGGTGACGTTGTAGTACTTACTAAAGAGTGTCGAAGTTTTAAATCAAACGATTTATTTGAGGTTAAAAATAAAACTTTGACTAGGTTGTGGACTATCAAATCGGAGAATCATTTGATTCTGGTTTCATCAAAAGAAATCCGTACAGCAACAGTTGCTGAACTTAACGCCAAACGCCGACTAACAAGCGCTGAGCAAGCATTAGCGGAGGTGTCATGAGTACCTTTGAACAACAACAAAAGCATATTCAATCCTGGCATGAACCAGCATTAAGAACTTTGTCTGGTTTGTTGAAAAAACGAAAGGAAAATTTAGCTCGTAGAAACCGCGATGTAAAAAATGCGGCAGTTACACGTGATGAATTTATGCAAGCTCTTGTGAATCAACACGGTGTGCATGGGATTAATCTTTATCACGCAGGGGTAATTATCTCGAGCCTTTATCGAGCAAAGCGGATCCGATACTTGGGTAGCTTTATTCAAATTTTGGATGAAGGGGAGCCTAAATGACTAATGCTCCTTTACCAAAAACGATTCAGACCGAATTAGGTACCGAAAAACTTTGTATTCATTGCAAAGAATATTACCCAATGGATGAGGAGTTCTTCTGGCGTAAAGGTCATACCAAAAAAAATGGTGCACCGGCTTTTTGTGCTGCATGTAAAGCTTGTTATGACATGCGATATAAGCGCAGAAAATACAAAGAAGGAGTTACCACATGACTCCATTAAGAGTATTTGATGAAATTAAATTAAAAGCGCTTTTTGTTGTTAATCATAGTGGCGGAAAAGATAGTCAGGCCATGATGATTAAATTACTAGAGTTTGTTCCTAAGGAGCAAATTCTAGTGGTGCATGCCAGTCTAGGTTTTATGGAGTGGCCTGGTGCATTGGAGCTTGCCCGTGAACAAGCTGAAATAGCTGGGGTTCCTTTTATCGTAGCTAAAGCTAAAAAATCTTTTCTTGATATGGTTCTAAAACGTTATTCAGAACGGCCAGAAGTTCCTTCATTTCCTTCACCTAAGTATCGTCAATGCACTAGTGATTTAAAACGAGGTCCAATTACTCGAGAGATACGCCGTTATGCAAAAGCTAATGGCTTTGATCGTATTGTTAATTGTGTTGGCTTAAGAGCTGAAGAATCCAGTAACCGAGCGAAGCAGCAGATATTTAAGATTGCATCAGAAAATGGTAAAGCAGGCCGTACTTGGTATGACTATTTGCCAATCCATTCACTGACAACCGATGAGGTTTTTCTGACTATAAAAAATGCTGGTCAGTTGCCTCACTGGGCATACCAGGAAAATGATCGGTTGAGCTGTATCACTTGCATTATGGGTAGCTCAAAAGACCTTATTCACGGTGCAAATAAAAATCCAAAAGTTTATGCGTTGATGTGCCTTGTTGAGGAAATCACAGGGTATGCAATGCACGCTAGTTTACGCACTCTGCCAGATCTAACAGGTATACAACCTGATTACTCAATTTTGAATGAATACCAAGATCTTGTTTCAAAATTTTCAAATACGCGCTCTAACAGAAAACGTATACCAATGCTGGAGGTTACAGCATGAGCAAGTATGTCCCTAATTCATTCCAAGTGGCCAACGCTTTTGTCGACGAAGCTATGAGTAAAATCTCAGATGCTTCAGTTAAGATCTATTTAATTATTAACCGAAAAACACGTGGTTGGGCAAAAGAATGTGATGCGCTCTCTCTTACTCAATTAGAAGAGCTATCTGGGAAAAGTCATCCTACTGTAGTTAGGTGTACAAAAGAGCTTATCAAAGTTGGTTTGGTGAAAAAGCATGAGCAATCTGTATACGGGAATGTTTACTCATTAATAGACAATTATTTTGTTGGTGAGTACGTTAATTTCCCAAATAAAAGCTCAGTACTTGTTCAATCTTTTAGTTTATTTAATGGTCAGCTAGTTAAAAATTTTAACTACCAGAAGCCAGCACCTAAAAAATTAACAAAGGGCAAAAAGAGTAAAAATCTCTGTTTAAATTTT